TTATAAATACTGATTGATGAAATAAAAAAGAAGGCGCATTATTAATTTACGACCTTCTTTATGTGCTATATGCCGACATTTAGCGTTTTGTGCAACTTTATGATTATAACGAGAATGTTTTAAAATAAATGGAGCGCCTAGAGGGATTCGAACCCTCGCACCTGGTTCCGGAGTTCTGTTTTATATGGGAAGAATTATTTTTAAAAAGCGTGATTTAATCGATAAAATCAATATGTCTGGCGGATTTATTTGTGAGGCTAAAAAGGGCTAAAAATGGCAAAGTGGAGCAAAATATGGGTGAGATTGCTCCACAAACTGCTCCACTTTTTAACAATAAATCTGATTAATTTTTTCTATAATCCGTTCATCATAACTTGGGATAGCATGGCCATATAAATCTAAAGTATGGCTTACTCTTGCATGACCTAACCGGCGGGACACTTCTATAATCGGAATACCGGTGGCTAATAATAGGGTGGCGTGGGTATGCCGCAAGCAATGGAAATTTCTATGAGGCAGTTCGCATTGTGTAATTACTTTTTTCCAGGCACGTTCTAAAGCCTCAGGACGGATAGGGTTATTATTTGCATTTCTGAAAACAAGCGTCTCTTGCTTGATATCTATTGTCTTTTCGTTATTTCTCAATTCCTGCAGTGCAGCGGTGACCGTAGCGGGGATTGAGATTTTTCTTTTTCCTGATTTTGTTTTCGGAGGCTGAAATGTAATGTCACTGCCGACACGCTGCAATTGCTGGCGGATGGTAACGGTGCTATTCTTCAAATTTACGTCTTTCCAACGCAAACCAAGCACTTCACCTCTCCGCATGCCGGTATGAGCCGCTAAAAGGAAAATGGGATAGAAAGCGGAGATTTTATCTTTTGCGTAAGAAAGAATTTTGTTAATTTCATTTTTGTTAAATATGCCGGGTTCATCACGGACAATCTTTTTGGCTTTTGAAAGACGGACAATATTATTATGGATAATACTTAGATCTACAGCTTGCTGAAATGCAGCATGTAAAAGAACATGAACTTTACGGGAACAGTCCGGAGTTAAACTATTTAACAATTCTTGTACATGAGACACAGTACAAGACTGGAGAGGGATTTTTGAAATAAGCTCAATCTTTGCGGCAAGATAGAGATATCGTTCGTATGTACTGGCTCTGACAGTATCTTTTTTATAAGTAGAAAGGAAATACAAAAGCCACTGACCGACAAGCATATCTGATGGCTCAACAAAATTACCGTCACGCTCTGCTATTTTCTGCCGTGACATCCAGTCCATAGCATCGTCTTTCTTTTTAAAACGTTTAGAATATCTTTTTCCATTGATCATGATAAAAGCACGATAACTGTCATGGATTTTATCGTAAATCAAGGATCCTCTTTTATACTGTTTCACGCAACCACATCCTCTTTCTGTTGTTACCAGTGGTATTATGGTTCGGTTTTAAAATTTTAAACCCTTTAATTTAATATCTGCTATCGATTTGTCATACACGATGAACATAGACCGCGAAACATCTTCCAATTTTCCGTTGTTTACATCTTCTGAAATTTTATATTTATATTCTCCAGAGTGGACATCTATAATTGTTAATACGGTTTGTCCTTTAAATTTCATTGTTGTATGAAATAATCCGGGGGCATTTATTTTATCAATATAAAATTGGCTATATACGATGTAGTCGGCATTCAGGAGTTTTCCGATATTAATCAAATCTGTTGTACTGAACGAAATATCAATCTTATTATCTAAAATATAATCATTAGCGACCTGCGCTGTTTTTTCTTCAGGTATCATGGATCCTTGCATAGCATTCACAATCAACTGCTGCTTTGATTTTAGTTCATTCAACTCATTTTTATCTTTTGTAGATTGTCTTGCGCCAGCCATTAAAACTGCGACATTTGGAGCCGACGCATAAACGATATTAAATGTAAATAAAGACATGATAGTAATTAATAGTGTAATCAACAATTCTACTTTTTTCATTTTTCGACTCCTTTATAAATGACGTGCCCCGTAAGAAATAGACTTAAGATAAACCAATTGATATGGAATACCGAACGTACGCGCCAGATTATAAATATCTATTTCCGGATGACCAGCTATCAATTCATCGGGGAACAGCAATTCTACGGCAAACTGATTCGCTTCTTTTTCAATCTTGCAGTTAGCAATAAAAGAATTTCTATTGAAAGCATGAGTCCCGGCATGCGGATGAAGCAGTGCATGTCCGAGTTCATGAGCGCAAATAAACGGTCGAAGAAATGGATCAGCATGATTATTTATCCGTATCGTTTTGATACGGAACAGCTGACTGAAATACCCCAAATTCTTTCCGAGCTCTTCATATAAGATATGGATGTTATTTTCCGCAGCAATACGGAACGGATCTCTTGTATTGTGACGATCCACTATACCGTTTACGAGTTTCTTTATGTCCATGATGTGGTCCTTTATTTACGGTGTTTCTTCGGAGTAAACTTCTCTTTAGCTTTTAATTTTGCAAAGCGGAGAGCATTTTCAAGAGATGCTTTCATGTACTCACGTGTTTCGGGATCCATCGGTTCCCCGCCATTATACATAGCAATAGCATCCTGACTGTCCATATCATTCAAAATATCGGACAGTCTTTTTTGGATGTCTTTTTCATCCTTTGGGGTAAGAGAGGGGTGGAAATCAAGATTCTTAGTAGATAACGAAGTAAGAGCGACATTTGTTCCTTTTGCCAATGTCATTAATTCTTCAATTGAGATTCTCATTGCATTTGCGATTGTGTCATAAGTTTCTATTGATGGAGTGATTGGTTTTCCAGTTCTAGGATTTTTATTTTTCTCAAGCATAGAGATGTAACCTTTACTTAACCCTGTTCGTCTGGCAAATTCATCCATCGTAAGCGCGTTTCTTATTCGGAATTCTTTTACAATTTCACCTAAATTCATTTTATCAATCAACTCCTTTCTTTTACATATTGTATAGTGCAATAAACTTTTTTGCAAGAAAATGTTTTATGCGCTTGACATATAAAGTTTAATATATTAAACTTACGAAAGAAAGGAGGTGTTAGTGTGAAATTCAAAAACAAACTGCGCGAGTATAGAAAAAAACAAAAGATTACTCAATCAGAACTGGCAGAAAAATCTGGAGTATCAAGAAGTACGATAATAGCTATTGAAAACGAGAAAGCTGAAGTAGTGAAGACAGATACTTTAATAAAACTCGCGAAAGCATTAGATGCTGAAATGAAGGCGATTTTTTTTACGCAATGTGTTTAATTTATTAAACTTAATTCGAGAGAAAAGAAAGGGAGAAAAAATGGAATTTGAATTTGAAAGCAAGGAAATAAAGGAATTAATAAAAGATGTGGAAGACGCAAGAAAGAAATATTACCGTGCACTTTCCAAATTGGGTGTAAAAATTAGTGACGATAAAAATGACCTTATTCTTGTCCGTAAATCAGAAATAGAGAAATAGAAAAAGAGGCTGCCGAAACAGCCCCTGATTCTATGAACTATTGTTTCTGCTGGCGATTATAGGCTTGAAGTGCTGCAACGATAGCATCTTGGATGATTTTAGATATTTTTTCTTTTGCATTGTAATCATTAACTAAATCATCAAGGTCACTATTTGTAATTGCGTTATCAATAGCAGAACGGATATCTTGCTCATTCATCATGTTCGTTCACCTCCCCTCTAACCAGATTATAGGGACATACAGGAGGTGAATCAAATGAAGCGGAGATGTTTTAGCGAAAGAGAGGTGAGAAAAATGGGAAATTTGGAAGTACAGGTAGAGATCAAGTTGTCACGAATAACAGAAATCAAGGAAATAGTGAAGATAATTGATGAAATAAGAAAAGAGTACAGCTGCGACTGCACTCTTATTCTAAAAAAATGACAATTACTCAAACCAAAAAAGTTTAGAAATCAAAACATGTTTTAAAGAAAGAGAGGAAATAAAAATGGAAGAAAAGAAATTGAAAAAGAGCCACTATAGGTTAGAAAAAGGCTCTTCATCAATCGTTGTAACAATGAAAGGAATTATTATCTATGCCGATAAGATTAATATTTCACAGTTAAGAGGAATGTAAAAATGACAAACGAAGAAAGAATGTTGGCATTTAGACAAATGACGCAGGAAGAGAAAAATGAAATGCTGTTTGAGGCGGTTACTGATCTCCAAAAGATAGCAAATGCATACGCGGCGGCACTTGAAATATTAGGTAAAAAAGCCAACGAATTTCACCTTGAAGCTTCCGCAGTTGTTATAGAAAAACTCAAGTAACACAAGAAATGAAATTCTGTCCTAATGTAGTTATTTTGCCACACATTGGTTTAAATACGATTTTGTGATCATTTAGTAGTTTTTTGATATCAGAAACCTTTTCGAGAGAAGCTATAAATTCTTGAAGAATTGGAATATCTGAATCATATGCATGAGGATCAGTGAAACACATGGATTGATTGATAGAGATTATTCCCTGCATAGAAAGATTGTCCACTACCGCGCTAATTTGGTTTAGCGTATCGTAACCAATTAAATCTAAAAGGTTTTCTATAAGGACTAATTTGTTACTAAGTGAAAATCCTATTCCGCTTAGTTGCAATATATCCGGTAAATTGCCATTGTGCGTAAGGTCAAAGTTCTTTTGTATACGCACTTCATAAATACGGAAATCAAGATTTTTGTTGAAGAGATCTGATGATAAAGCTTTAGCATCTATTGGACTTAAGCTCTTGATGATATTAACAAAAACCGGGTGAACAGCATGGTCCATGTCTGTATTCATGGATGACGCCAGCAGATTAACAAACATATTGTGTAGATACTCACAGTTTGGCGCGGAATAGGTAAACATGTCTTGCATTAGCGGAAGCACCATATATGGCATGGGTGGTTTAAGTTTATTTTCAGGAATAGACTCAAGTTTCTTTGCTAGTTTCCTATGGGTCTTTTCTAAGCAATAGTCGATATATTCCCTGCCATACAAAATAGGGAATCCACCAATTTTGATCAAACTCCCGCAAACATGATCAAGTGCATTCATTGTGTTAGGGATAATTTCCCCAGTGGCATTCAAAAATTTAGATGCATCAATTTTTATATCCATATTATTTTGCTCCTTTCTGCTCACAGTATAGCAAAAAGGGAGTGAATAAAAAATCAGAGAGGATGAGAGTCGATAAATATGCTTACTAATACAAAAGATTTCTGCAAGGCAACCGGATATCCGGTTACAACGATACGGATGCTATGCAGGATAGGAGAGATACCGTTCATTCCATCGGGGAAAGCGTATCTGTTTGATCCGAAAGATGCGGAAGAGGCTATCCGGCGGAAGATGGAAGAGAATGCGCAGAAACGGAAGATGAAACAAAGCGGATATGATTTCCGGGCGGAAGTTAGAAAGATGAGGGCGTAAAAATGGTAGATAAAATGATGAATTATTTATGGCTGGCGGTTTTCGTGACAATGATTATTGCGGTTGCGGAGAAATTATCATGCTTAAATTTATAACCGCATTCATGATTATCGTCGGTATCGCTGGGTATGCAGTACAGCCAGAGCCACCGTCAATCTCATACGCGGTGAACATTTCAAAAGGCGAAACATTATGGGATGTATGTGACCGCGTTTCCGGCGGGCGGGAAAATCTCCAAGAGTTAGTCTGGAGAACCGCGAAAGAAAACAATATTAAAGACACGGGAACATTACAGCCCGGACAAGAAATCGTTGTCAAAGTGAGGGAAATCCCGAATGTACGAGCTGAAGATACAAGCAGATAACGAGCTGAAACAATACGATATCGCAGTAAAAGGCTTCGACGATAAATTCTTTTCATTAGCAGTTGCCGTTGCGATTAACGAGCTATACCGCGACCAGTGTCCGCCGGAAATGATAGGAATGATGAGCAGCCGTGATCCAGAAGTCAGAAAAAGAGTTATTGATACGATGGAAAAGTGCCTTCTTGCGAAAATGGAGAAAGGAGATCAGGAATGGAAAAAAGAGAATATATAGAAGGTCAGTTACTCTACATCGCTCACCCTTACGGAGGCGATGAGACGAACAAAGAAAGAGTACAGACATATTTAAAAATGTTGCAAGCGAAATACCCAGAAAAAACATTGTTTTCCCCATTGCACAACTGGGGATATGCACCATATGACAAAGAGCATCAGCATAAGCCGATGAAAGATTGCCTTGAAGTACTGCAGCGATGCAACGCGCTTATCCTCTGCGGAAACTGGAGAGAAAGCCGAGGTTGTAATCAAGAATATGCCGCTGCGTATGTAATGGATATGCAGATCTATGAAATGAAACCGACGGGGGAAATATGCAGCGTAGACTGATATGCCACGAATGCAAGAAAGCAATTCCCGCCGAATATGTGATGTGGACGAAAGACGGAAAAGGAAACATGGTTCCTGTCCATCGGGATTGTTCATTCTACGTTTATAGAGCCGATGAGACATGGAGATATTCAAAGAAAAGGAGAAAAAAGTGAGATTCAAACTACCGGAAGCGGCATTCCGAAAACTATGCCGGCTTGTCAAACAAAGAGACGAGGAGCTGGCGGAAACGTATCAGTCTATTATCGGAGAGTGGCCGCCGTCACGCGGGGAAGTCCACCATGCGAAACACGCGGGCAGCGGGGGACCGGACAAAGAGGATAATCTTATCCATCTGTCATACGAAACGCACCGTTTCAAAGCACACGGACTCTCCGGCACGAGAAAACAATACATGGATGAACAAATCAAAACATATCTTAACTGTCATGCGGTTAAAGAATGGAGAAAAGAACATGAAATGGAACTGCAGGAACTTTATAAAACGGAAGAAGAACGAAGAATCAAAAAGAAAAGAGCGGGATGTATTCCGAAAAAACCCAAATGGGCGAAGTACTGACATATATCTTTTGTGGGATAACGTCCGAAAGTCTTCTATCGGCTGGCTGATAGAAGAAACACCGGATAAAGAACGGCTGATACCACAGAAAGAAATGCCGGTATTTTTTATGGATGAAAACAATACATATACATCATCCAGCGGACGAAAATTCAAGATAATAAAAAATCCCCGTGGGCATTGGATCGTCCAAAACGGAGACAGAAAAGAAAGGGTGAGCATAGAGTGGCAGTTATGAAATTAGCAGGCGGGGAAACGGTAGAAGTTTACCGCAACAGGAAATGCCGTGTATGCAAAGCAAAAGTATTCCAGACCGTATGCTGCAGAAAAGAAAAAGCCAATATATGCCAGAATCACTGCAGAAAATGCGAACATTACCTGGACTTTATGCAGAGATGCATATACCGGGAAAAGACAGAAGAACCAAAAGAAGAAAACAACGAAAAAGAAGAAAAATAAAACCGCCCAGGGAAGAATCCTGAGCGGAAGTGCCGTAGCACCAAATCACTACATAAATTATAAGTGAAACGGCACAAAATGTCAAGAAAAAAGGGGAGTTCAGCCCCTTTTGAGGACTTGATATAGTAGTTAATTCTTGGAACAGGAATTTAAAAAAGTGCCGTACCGAAAAGAAATATTTCAAGCCCCCGGAATTTATGAAGTGAAAAAATATCACACATATCGATTAGGGGGTAACAGAGTCAGAGGTCCAAATATTCAAAAAACAGATGATGGACTCAAGAAAAGAAACTCCCGCCGGGCGAAAACAAAACTCTACCGGCTCATAGCTACCAATTTCAAAAGAGATGATCTGCGTATTGACTTGACATATGCAAATCCGGAGCCGACAGCAGAAGAAGCAAAAAACAGAATAAGAAAATTTATCAGAGACCTCCGCAAAAAATATAAAAAGAAAAATGCGGAACTGAAATACATCTACGTCACAGAACATGTCCGCCATCGAGTACATCATCACGTCTTGATTAACGACGGAGGAATATCAAGATCAGAAATTAATGAATGCTGGCCGTGGGCAAAATTCAATTACAGGTCATTCCGGTACTTTGACGGGAGCCCGGAAGACTGCATGAGACTTGCGGAATATTTTGTAAAAGAAACAGATAAAGAAATCCGAAGTGAAACCGCTGTACAGAAAATCCGATGGGTACCGTCTAAAAATCTAAAGCAGCCAAACGTGAAAAAGGTAACCATCTACACCAGGAAATGGAAAGACAATCCGACACCGAAAAAAGGCTATCAGATAGTCAAAGTAGAAAGCGGCTACACAGCAGACGGATTCCCCTATCAGTTTTATCGAATGTACAAAGTGAATGAAAGGAACGTATGGCCAATCACGCAGTCGAGAGTACCGAAGAAGAAAAAAGAATGTACCGTGAAACAGGCAAGAGACAAGCCGAGGAGAAGAACATGAAATCATACATAGAATTTTTGAAAGATAAAGTGATAAAAGCACCAGTATCAGGAATAGAAGTCAATCCGGCGGATATAAGTTCCGTCTTGAAACCACATCAAAGAGATGCTGTCTTGTGGGCGCTCAAAGGCGGGCGCAGGGCATTGTTTGAAGCATTCGGGCTGGGGAAGAGTATCCAGCAATTGGAATGGTGCCATGTACTTACTAAGAAAATAGGCGGCAAAGCGTTGATTGTCTGTCCGTTGGGGGTCAAGCAGGAATTTGCGGAAGACGCGGTACATCTGCTCAATATCCCCGCTCCGACATATGTAAGAAATATGGAAGAAGTTAAAGCCGCAGACAATAGAATTCTGATTACAAACTACGAAAGAATCCGCGACGGAGATATAGATCCTCATTACTTCACAGCCTGCAGCTTAGACGAAGCGTCCGTTTTAAGAAGTTTCGGCAGCAAAACATATCAGACATTTCTACCCAAATTTAAAGGCGTGAAATATAAACTTGTTGCCACGGCCACACCGGCACCAAACAGATATAAAGAATTAATCCACTATGGTGGATATTTAGAAATCATGGATACGGGACAGGCATTAACACGCTTCTTTCAGCGGGACAGTACAAAAGCAAACAATCTCACACTCTATCCGCATAAAGAAAAAGAATTCTGGCTGTGGCTGTCTACCTGGGCACTGTTTATTCAAAAGCCCTCTGATCTGGGGTATAGCGACGAAGGATATGACCTTCCGCCGCTGCAAGTGAATTACCACATGCTGGCAAATACAAAACCCGTGAATGAAGAAGAAAAGAACGGACAGGTCAAACTTATAAAAGACTTTGCCGTGGGACTTTCGGCAGCGGCCAGAGAGAAAAGAGAAAGCATTGATATTCGGCTGGCAGAAACAAAACGGATTATCGACGAATCACCTGATGAACATTTCATTATATGGCACGATCTGGAAAGCGAGCGGCATGCCATCAAACATGCAATCCCAGAAGCTAAATTTATCTACGGCTCACAAGATATGGACGAAAGAGAAAGAAACACCATCGGCTTTTCAAAGGGAGACTTTCGTATCCTTGCTACAAAAAAAGAACTATCAGGGAGCGGATGTAACTTCCAAAAACATTGCCATCGCCAGATATTTATGGGGATTGACTATGAGTTTAACGACTTTATCCAAGCCATCCACCGGTGTTACCGCTTCCTGCAAACAGAATCTGTCATTATAGACATCATATACATGGAAACAGAACAGCAGGTGCTGGAAGTACTGAAAAAGAAATGGGAGCAATATAACAAACTCACGGAAAGCATGGAAGAAATAGTCAGGAAATATGGACTGTCAAGAAACGATGCCATCATTGAAATGCAAAGGAGTATAGGCGTGGAAGAAATCATAGCAAAAGGGAAAAACTACATCGCGATACATGGCGACTGTGTTGAAGAAACGGGGAAAATGCAAGATAACTCAGTGGACATGCTTCTTACATCAATTCCGTTTGGAAATCACTATGAATACTGCGCAAGCTATAACGATTTCGGGCATAACGAAAATACAGACAAATTTTTTGAGCAGATGGATTATTTAACGCCGAATTTACTTAGAATTTTGAAGCCAGGAAGAGTATATGCATGCCACGTGAAAGACCGTGTACTATTCGGGAACGCAACGGGAACAGGCATGCCGACGATTGAACCGTTCCATGCTTTAACCATTATGCATTACATGAAACACGGCTTCCAATTCTTCGGCATGATAACCGTCATAACAGACGTGGTCAGGGAGAACAATCAGACATACCGTCTTGGATGGACGGAGCAGTGCAAGGACGGCACAAAAATGGGAGTGGGCTGCCCGGAATACATCCTGCTGTTCAGAAAGCTACCTACGGATACATCAAGAGCCTATGCAGATACACCTGTCATAAAGAATAAAGAAGAATATACCCGCGGACAGTGGCAATTAGACGCTCATGCATTCTGGAGAAGCAGCGGAAACAGGCAGTTGTCCGTTGATGACCTGAAAGACATGCCAATATCGGATATACGAAAACTGTACAACAAATACAGTAAAGAAACCGTGTATGACTTTGATAAACATGTAGAGCTGGCCAATGCGATGGACGAAAAAAACAAACTGCCCGCCACATTTATGTGCATAGATCCCGCAAGCTGGTCTCCTGACGTGTGGGACGATGTAAACCGTATGAGAACACTCAACACAGAACAATCACAAAGGAGAAAACAAATGCACCTCTGCCCTCTCCAGTTTGACATAGTAGACAGACTGATTAACCGGTACACAAACGAAGGAGAAACCGTGCTTGACCCCTTCGGCGGACTGATGACAGTACCGCTGGAAGCCATGAAAGCAGGGCGGAAAGGCATAGGAATAGAACTCAATCAGGAATACTACCGTGACGGATGCTGGTATCTCAAGCGGGAAGAAGAAAACCAGGAAACACCAACACTCTTTGATTTCATGGAGGGAAAATGAACGAAATAAAAGTAGCAATTAAGAAAGTATATGAAGATGGTCCGCAAGAAATCATGATGGCCATTGAATTTAAAAGAATAAAAAACGGATATGAACAGTACATAAAAGATATAGGAGGTATTCAATGACAGACACAGAAGAAGAAATACTGAAAATGTCCCGAGGATTTCCGGCGGAACCATATAGCAATACAGAACTGTTTAACGCCATGGCGGCGTACCTGATCGGCGGTACAACCATCATCCACGGCAAAAAGATACGGGGAGTAAAATCACGCAAAACAAATCTGAAAAGAGCGGCGGCACTGCTTATACATGAAATTGACAGAATGGAGGAAGAAGAATGAACTACATAAAACCATTTACAGACATATTCGGTATCAAGCCTGGAGAAGAATTCGGCATATTATTTCCGGCGGAGAAGAGAGTATCAAAACACTTCTATATAGATGAAAGGAAAGGCTTGATGGTGCTGGTCGGGAAAAACTGGACAAAAGCTAACGGAACGCTAATAGAAAAGATCCTTATTGGAGATGTTGAAATCAGAAAGCTAAAAAAGAAAGGAGCATAACAATGTTTAGAAACTTATGGATTATTTTATTTTCAGCGGTATTTATATGCGGATTAACGGGAATTATAAAAGCGGAATGGGTAACGACAGAACTCACAGTATATACGCCTTATGAATGTCCGAATGAACACACTGCATCCGGAACGATACCGACTGAAGGCAGAACCATAGCGTGCAACTGGCTGCCGTTCGGAACACAAGTACAGATATACGGACACTGGTACACCGTGGAAGACCGGGGTGGCATGGAAGGCATAGACATATTTAAAAACTCATACGATGAAGCAATAGAGTTCGGACGCAGGAATGCGGAAGTATACATAGAGAGGTAAGAAGATGAACACAGTACAAATCACGGGGAATCTTGCCAAAGATCCAATTATCAGAGCAACAAAGACAGGGAAAGCCGTAGCGTCATTTTCCGTGGGCGTAAGTAAGAAAATTACAAAAGCGAACGGGGAAACGTTAGATTTAACAGATTGGGTCAATGTAACCGCCTGGGGGAAACTGGCGGAAGCAGTAGGTAATGAACTTACAAAAGGAAGCTATGTATTTGTAGAAGGAAGGTATTCCACCAGGTCATATGACACTCCAGACGGACAGAGACGGTATATTACCGAAGTAGTAGCGAATATAATTGCAAAACCAATTGGAAGTAATCAACAATCAATGAATGCAGGATTTTCCGGCGGAACATCTGTAACGCAATTTTCCGCACCAGTGAAATTTGAAGACATGGGCACCGTGAGTAAAGAGCCGGGATATAATCAGCCGGAGTATGAACAAGATGAAATCCCGTTTTAAAGGAGGACGAAATGGATAGATTAATTGACGTAGTGAGTGTAGTGATATTTATCAGCATGATCATGTATGCCGCAATTAAACTCGACGAAGCGGCAAGAAAACTGCGCGATGAAGAAGAGCGGATTTATAAAGAAAGGAAACTGAAATGAGAAGAGGTTTTGAAAAAGTAAGCGGATATGAATATGTAAACTTTCCCAAAAGAAAGACAAAGCAATCAGCAGGGTATGACATTGAAAGTGCTGTTAATGTTGTAATCAATCCGGGCGAAACAAAATTGATTCAAACGGGGATAAAAGCATATATGGATGAAAATGAATGGCTGGGAATCTATATAAGGTCAAGCCTTGCAATTAAGTATGGGCTTGTTTTGGCAAACAGTGTGGCGGTAATTGATTCAGACTACTACAACAATCCGGAAAACGAAGGACATATCATGATGGCGCTTAGAAATACGTCGGGTTCGCCTTGCGCTATAAAAGTAGGAGACAGAATAGCGCAAGGGATATTCAATCAATATTACAAGGTGGATGATGACAGCGCTGATGGTGATAGGACCGGCGGTATGGGAAGTACAGGGAAATAGATGGAAATAACAGTGGGAAGCCTGTTTGACGGAATCGGCGGGTGGTGTATAGCAGCAGAACGAAACGGGGCTGTTCCCGTGTGGTCATCGGAAATAGAACCTTTTTGTATAGAAGTCACAAAAAAACACTTTCCGAACGTCATGCAACTTGGCGACATCAGAAAAATAAAAGGTGACAAAATACCACCAGTGGACATTATCTGTGCGGGGAGCCCGTGCCAAGATCTGTCGGTAGCGGGGAAAAGAGAGGGATTAAAAGGTGAACGAAGCGGACTATTTAGGACGGCAAATGACATTGTTTCCGATATGCTCAATGCCACAAAAGGAGAATACCCGAAATACTTTATCTGGGAAAACGTTCTTGGAGCATTTTCAAGCAACAAAGGGCGTGACTTTCAAGCCGTGCTTAGCGAAATCACACAAGCCAATATTCCAATGCCTGGATCTGGAAAATGGGCAAGAAGCGGAATGGTACGAAGTAAGAGATGTCACCTCGCATGGCGCGTCCTCGACGCTCAATATTGGGGCGTCCCCCAGCATCGAGAGAGAATCTTCCTTATTGCAAGTTTTAGAAATAGGGGGGGGTAGACCGGAAGTACTATTTGAGCCCGAAAGCATGTCAAGGTATTTTGCGAAGAGCGAAAGCAAGAAAGAAACGCTTACCCGAACTGCTGTACCAAGTACTGAAACATCAGTCTATGATATCGGAAACGGACAAATAAACTCTATAAAAATGAGCGAAAAAGCAGGGGCGCTGAACTGCATGCATGACCAGAGATGTGTGCTTGTCAAAACATACAGAATCGGATCATACGAAAGCGAGGGGATGAAAAGCAACAATCCGACAGCGGGTATAAAAGAAGTAGACAAAAGCAACACGTTAGATCTAAGCGGAAGTAATCCAGCAAGAAACCAAGGCGGCATCTGTATAAGCGTCCTTGATATGACACACGCGCAAGACGTCATAAGAGAAAGAAATGACGGAACAGTACAGACACTCAATAACAGGATGGGGACCGGCGGGAATCAAGTACCGCTCATATACACATTTAACAGAGACGCAAGTATAAAAAACAACATGCCGATCTATGAGGATAAAACATCTACATTAAAATCATCCACAAGATTAGCGGTTGTCTATGCAATTGACAGGGCGGCATTTAATCAAGGCGCAAATGCAAAATATGATTTTAAGATCAGCGATAACGGAATCAACTCAACACTGGTAGCAAGAGGACCAAGCGCCGTGGGATGTATATACAAAAACATTGATTGCTCATACGTCCGCCGCCTTACGCCGCTTGAATGTGAAAGACTGCAGGGACTTCCGGACAACTGGACAAAGGGCGGGAGTGATACGGCGAGATACAGAGCAATAGGAAACGGAATGGCACAGCCATGTGCTGACTATGTAATGAGTAAGGTGGTTGAAGACATTAAGGAAGAGACATGAGTAAAAGTAAAGAAGAAGCAGTAATGCAATATGCAATAGCAGAACACTTTGGTAATAAAAATATTGTAATACCGAATGTTAGCTTTGCGAGAACATCATGCAGAATAGAAAAATATGATAAAGACGGTTGCTTTATCGGATATGAATACCCGTTTGCTGGAGTTACACATGAAGCCGATTTAATATGGCTAAATGAAAATGATTATTTAACGGAGGTTGAAATCAAAGCCAGTTATAGTGACTTCTTAGCAGATTTTAAAAAGAATGAGAATCACATGACAAAGTACACGAAGGCAATCTATTATGCATTTCCGCATAACATGTACAAAGAAAATGAGGGAAAAATCAAGAAAGTGTTGCTTGAAAAATTTTCAAAAGCAGGAGTAATTATTGTTGATGCAGAAGAAATGGCAGTAGACATAATAAAGAATTCTGAACATTTCAATGTTGAAAAGATACCGATTGAAGTAAAAATTGGGTTGATGCGGATCGGGTGTCAGAAATGGTGGAGGAGAAAATGAAACAAGAAAAAGCAGAATGGGTAGTAGGACTTGATGAAGATCATTTTAACTGTGACGATACATATCCGAGCAAAGAAGAGGCAATAAAAGCGGGGCGGGAAGAACTCATGAATGCTGAACCGTATAATCTCGAATCTTATGCAAGTTATTCAGAGGTTTTTCATGATGATATTGACGATGATATTATATGCTTCTTTGTTGGTCGGATAACAAGCCCGTGCCCAAAGGTATATGCAGATGATATCATTCAAGATTTAACGGATAGGGCATATGCAATTTACGGGGAATATGCAGAAGGTTTTCTTGAGGGTGTCGATAATGACGAGAAAGAAAAACTTGAATGCGCAGTTAATAATGTTATTCAGAGCTGGATTGATAAGTACAATTTAAATATCAATGCATTTTTAGTTGAAGATGTGGAGCAGGTGAAAGTATGAAAACACTAAAAGAAGAAGTAATTGAATTACTGATGAAAAGAATTGGCGTTGCAGAAAATGAAGAATTTGAAGCTCAATTTGCACATGAAGAATGCCAGGTCAATAAGTTTTGTAACGGAGAATTGCTTACAAAAGTTAATGAAGAATGGCGTGATGATTCAAAATGGGCGGTTTTTGTAAAATATTTCGATGTTTATGAATTTAAAGTAATTCCATTCAAACCGAAAATCGGAGATAAATATTGGTGGGTAGAAGTTGACGGTAAAGTATGTAGTGACATATCTGAACGAGGTTGTACGTTTGACTGCATGGCAATGGCAATAGGCAACTGCTTTAGAACAAAAGAATCGGCGGAAGCACACAAAGAAGAGATTTTAAAAATACTGAAAGGAGAAGGTCATGAGTGAGCCAATAATAAGTCCGTGGATATTCTATGTAGCCGATGTAGTAGGCAGTATAAATTTAGTTATTAATGTTTTGATGTGGATTTTGTGCATAGCTACCGCGATTGCATTTTGCGACTATATGTCAAATAGAAGTCCGTATAAAGAAGCCGAAACTATTCGAAACCAGAAAACATTTCATTCGTTATTAAAGATACTTGTCGTTGTCACGATATTAAATATTATGATCCCGGCACGAGACACTTTCTACAAAATGACTGTTACAAACTATATAACACCTGCGAATATAGATAAAGCAAGTGATATCGTAGATAAGATAACAGATAAGATTATTGAAAGAATAAACAAGAGGGATAAATGATAAAAGACTTTAAAACCGGGCAGGAATATCTCCAAGCGATATATAATCAACACCGGCGGTACCTGTCGGTGCAAAGAGAGATTGCGGAACGTAAATCACATATCTATCAAATAAAAGGGCAGCGATACGAAAAAGACAAGGTTTCCGGCGGAATACAGCCCGACCTGTCAGACAGAGTAATACTCGCAGAAAAATATGAAGAAATGGTTATGCAAGAACATGAAGATCTCATTATCGCGAGGATAGAAGCACGAAGACTGATAGACATGATAAAAAACGATGACGAGAAAACAATACTAAGAGAGTGGTATTTAAATCACAGGTCATATAGAGCAATATCAAGAACAATACGCATAAGCAGGAACAATATAACAAAAACAAAAGAAGAGGCAGAAGTAAGCTTTGAGATAGTATTTCAAAGACTGAAAAGAAAGATATATACTGGCAATAAATAAAAAAAGAAATCCATCGAAAGGTGGATTTTTTAATAAAAACTTATGAAAACACTTGACAGTATACCGAAAAAGATATATAATATATACAGAAAGGAGGTGAGAATGATAGAAAAGCAAGACTGGCAGTGGCTAATCGCAATCGTGATTAATGTAATCGTCCAAATCTGGGCGGTACAAGCCACAAAGCAAAAGCCCTCAAATCGGAAGCGCCGAAAACGAAACCGATAAGAGAGCGACGGGTAGGAGGGCGAAAGCCCTCTACTACCTGTATTATATCACAGGAGGTTAAGAATATGAAAACGTATGATGTTTTATTTGCCATATCTGCTATTGCAGGATTATATTTCATCGGTTTGGATAGGTATGGTATTGAGTGCTTAATAAGCGGCTTAGTTATCGGAGGATATATCGGATGGAGAGTGTCAAAGTAATTGATGAGGTGATGACAACGACAGAAGCTGCAGAGCGATGGAAAGTTTCAGTGGTGGCAATTAAGAAGGCGTGTTCCGGTCAAAGAGGGTATCCGCCACGGTTTACAGGTGAAGAGTGCCGAAAGTCAGGGCATATCTGGTTGGTGACACGTGCGGGAATGGAACGAGTTTACGGAAAGATTTAATCAAAATATAATAAAAAAATGCCAAAAAAGCCAAAAAGACCAAAAAAGACAGAGCAAGGTGTGATAAGATTAAGATGCGAAAATTGAATAGAAGAACTGCAAAGCCATGTAGCCGCTCAGAAATGGGCGGCTTTTGCATTTACTATAATTTCCAGCGGGACTGACTGCTTGACAGGAGCAACATGAGAAGAGCATTGCGCGAATGCGGACATCCGGGGTGCCACGCATTAACAAGAGAAAACTATTGCGATAAACATAAACAATTGCACATAAGAAATCCGAAAGAGTTTGAACGGGAGTCACCATCGAAACGAGGATACAATTACAAGTGGACGAAAGCGCGCAAGGCTTTTTTGGCACAGCATCCGTTCTGTGAATGTCCAGCGTGTAAAGTATCAAGGCATCCGCTGCCGGCTAATGTGGTTGACCACATCATTCCGCATCGCGGTAATCAAGAGCTTTTTTGGGATGAAAGTAACTGGCAGGCGATGAACAAGAGATGTCACGACAAGAAAACAGCAAGAGAAAACGGCGGATTCGGGAATAAAATTAAAGCTTGACGGACTACCCCCGGGTCAAAAATGTTTTGACCGGATGCGACAGTACCGTGCGCCTCCTCTTTTGTGAAAAAAATTCGGGAAATGGACCTTACATTAAACGCATGCGTTGAAATGTCAATTATGCGAAAATGGCAACATTAAAAAGAAAGGAGGGATAACATGTCCGGGCGTCCAGCAAAACCTATTGATTTACATATAGTTTCAGGCAATCCGAGTCACCTGACGAAAGCTGAAATCGAGCATAGAAAAAAATCAGAAATACATCTCGGAGAACAGAAATTAGTATGCCCGGCTTATGTGAAAACGAATAAAGAAGCGTATAAAAAATGGAAAGAAATCAAGAAACTTTATACTGGTTTCAAATTTGTTTCATCGGCGGATATCGGAGTGATTGCGAGATACTGTATGGCGTTTGCACAGTATATAGATTTGATAGAGCGCCGGGACAGGATCGCTCGAGTAGAATTAACAGGTGAAGAAACGACGGCAACGCAGGAAATTCTTGAAGCAGAATACAGTCAACGAAAAGCCGCCAAACTCTATGAAAAAATAGAGTATATCTTATCTACTGGCGGCATTATGGCGATGGACAAAGCGATCAATGCGAAAATGGCGGCACTCGTACAAATGGAAGACAGATTATTCTTGTCACCGCTTGCAAAAGTAAAGAATGTACCGAAAGAGCCAGAAAAGAAAGAAGAAGACCCGCTAAGTAAAAGGGGCTTTGATGTATGACGCTGAAACAAGAGCTGATCAGGTACAGCAGGAAATGCATAAAAGACAAAACGCATATATGCCAAAAACATCGCTGGGCATGTATGCGTTTTTTGCGGGATATAGAAATGGCGGGTACAAAGAAATTTCCGTATGTATTTGATGAAAAAAGAGCAGAGAGATTCTTTGCATGGGCCGCGATGCATAAGCACACAAAAGGAATCTTAGCTGGGCAGCCCATTATTTTTGAGCCTATCCGGCGGTTTATTTTCGGAAATATCTACGGATGGGTCAATAAAGATACGGGGCTCCGGCGTTTTAAAAAAGCGTATTGGCAGGTTGGGAGGAAAAATGCGAAATCACAATCACTCGCCATAGTCGGTGACTATGAAATGATGGCCATGGGGGAGCCGATGTCAGAAGTCTACATTGGGGCTACGAAAAGCATCCAGTCAAAAATCATCTACAATGAAATTCTGGCGATGCTTAGGCGATGGCCAGAGATGAAAGGAAAGTGGAAAGAAAGTTATGGTACCATCCGACACTTGAAAAGCGATTCGATTATCCGGGCGCTGTCAAAAGATGACGGGAAGACCGGGGACGGTCTCAATCCGCAGTGCGGTCTGATTGACGAGTATCACGCGCATCCGACGTCCGAAATATTAGATGTCATAGACACCGGTATGATGGCCAGAAAACAGCCGCTGCTGTTTATCATCACTACCGCGGGGACGAACTTCGGGGGACCGTGTTACAGAGTAGAATATCCACTGGTAGAAAAGATCCTTAATCCGGACATTGATTATGACGTACCGGACTATTTCTGTATGGTCAATGAGCTGGACAAAGATAAAGAAGGAAACCTAATTGATGATGTTAAAAACGAAAAATGCTGGATAAAAGCAAACCCGATTGTGGCGACATATCCGGAGGGCATTGCGAATATAAGGAGCGCGTTGAAAGTGGCAGTTGAGACACCAGAAAAAATGTCATCATTTCTCACGAAAAACATGAACATATGGAATCAGCAGTCCGGAGCCTCGTATATGGACATGGGGAAATGGAACACCAGGGGGCGGATAGAAAGTTACGACTTATACGGACTGGATGCATATGTCGGGATGGACTTATCAAGTAAAGTCGATTTGACGTCCATCGGACTGGTTATTCCGGTCAAAAAGGATGTGACGAAGTATATTGTCCTCGGTCACAGCTTCATTCCGGAAGAAACGCTGCAGAGAAAGATAAAAACAGACAGAGTGCCGTATGATTACTATGCTCGCGGTGGCTGGCTGACGGTCAATTCTGGAGAAGTAGTCGATTATCGATATATGACAAAGTGGATGGTGGAAACGGCGGAAGAGCTGGGACTGAACATTAAAGAAATCTGCTATGACCCGTATAACGCAACTTATTATGCGCAGGAACTTGAAAAACTGGAGTATACATGTGTCGAAGTCCGGCAGGGCATGATGACTTTATCCGAACCGACAAAATCATTTAGAGAAAATGCGTATCAGGGAAACATTTTGCATTTTGAAAATCCGCTGCTTGACTGGTCAATCAGTAACGCGGTCACAAAAAAAGACCAAAACGAAAACATCATGCTTGACAAAGAAAAATCAACAAACAGAATTGACCCGATAGCGTCGGTAATCAATGCGTTTACACGTGCTCGGATTACCGAAGAAGATGATATGAGTGATTATATTTTGAGCGACGATTTCAGCTTATAAAGGAGGACATGTGAAAAAGATATTGTATGTGATTGACGACATTTTTCTGTTCGTCGGGTGCATTCTAATGATTGCCGGCGGTGTATTGATATCTCCCGTGGTCGCGGTATATACCGCGGCTATAGAGTGCCTGATTTTGGCATTTATTTTTGCCAAAGCGCAGAGAGGCGGTGGTAAATAATGCTTTTAAGACAGCTTTTTTCAAACCCGACGGACTCGGGTACACTGCTTAGCCCTGCAGACTGGCTCATATCCGCCATTAACGGTGACGGCGTAACGGCGGCAACGGCAAGTAAAAACAGCAACATTTATACGTGCGTCAACATTTTGGCTGACGACATCGGTAAACTGCCGATCCACACATTCAGGACCGGCGGGAAAAAGACGGAAGGGATGAAACATCCTGTCGCTAAACTGCTGTATAAACGACCGAATCCGCTTATGACACCGCTTGCGTTCAAACGAACGCTGCAATATCACATGGGATTTTACGGAAACGCTATCGCTTATATAGAATGGGGAACAGACGGGTATCCGAAGTCATTATGGCCGCTTGACCCGACAAAAACGACGATCCGATTAAACGTGGTCACTGGAACGCTGACATATACGACAAGCGATGCAAAAGGGGCGATGTACCATCTACAGCCGCATGATGTCTTGCATTTTTATGAAATGTCAAAAGACGGGCTCATCGGCGTGCCGAAATGGCGGACGCTGATTGACGAGCTGGACAGCCAAAATGCAATCAAGAAATTTCAGAGCCAATTTTACAAAAACGGAACAATGACGCACGGCGTGTTGCAAGCAGCGTCGAAGATCAATCCGGAAGCGAAAAAGAAACTCCGTCAAGAATGGGAAAAAATCAACGGCGGTATAGATAATGCCGGACGAGTCGCTGTTCTTGACCTGGGAATGGAATATAAGTCGCTTGGCATGCAGCTGGACCAGGCACAGTTTATCGAAACGCAGAAATTCGGAATTAACGAAGTCGCCAAGGTCTACCGGATACCGCCGCATAAGCTGGCGCAGCTGGATCGTGCAACGTACGCTAACGCCGAAGCAATGAGCCTTGACTACATCAAAACAACGCTTCTTCCGATCTTTACATCATGGGAACAGGAAATCAACTATAAACTGTTTACTGAACCAGAAAGAGAAAACTATTATGTGAAATTCAACGCCGCGGCTGAACTCAGAGGCGACAGTAAAGCAAGGGCTGAATACTACAAAGACATGCTCTATGCCGGCATTTATACGCTTAATGAGATCCGCGATATGGAAGAAATGGAATGTATAGGCGATGTAGGGGATATCCATCTTGCATCGCTGAATTATACAGATATTACCGTTCTGAAAGATTTGCAATTAGCAAAAGCGAAGAACGGAACACTGAAAGGAGGTGATGATAATGGGGAAAAGGGAAAGAAGAATCAATCAGACGCAGTTTGAGATTAGGACGCTGGAAGATGGTAAAACTATCATCTTGGAGGGATATGCTCTCAAGTTTGGGAAACGGTCAGAAGACTTCGGCGGCGTTGATGAAATCTTAGAGCGCGGGTGTCTGGATAAAACGGACATGTCTAACGTCGTAGCGCTGATTAATCACGATCCGAACTATCCGCTGGCAAGAAATACCGTTCGCGAGGGACCCGGGAATCTAAGTCTGTCGGTAGACGACACCGGGCTGCGGTTCAGCTTGATTCCGACCGATACGGCGTATGCTAAGGATTTAATGACGAATATGGCAGCTGGCGTTGTCAATCAGTGTTCTTTTGCATTCACGTTGGCGGAAAGCGGCGCCGACTGGTCATATGAAAGCGAGAAAGACATGTACCATCGGGCAGTCAAGCATATTGAGAGGCTATGGGATGTATCGATTGTCACGACGCCGGCATACCCGGACACCGAAGCGCAGGCTGTACAGCGGTCAATGCAGGAATCGAAAGAAGCATACGTTAATTCTTTGAAAGAAGAGCAAGAAAACATTAGAAAACGAAAGCTCAATATAGAGCTGGAATTGTTAAATCAATAATTGCCGCCGAACGGCGGCTTTTTAAATGGAGGAAGAAGAAATGACAGAAAAAGAAAGAGAATTGCGCCAGAGAATGGCGAAAGTAACCGAAGAAATCCGCGCGTTAATGGCAGATAAAAAACTTGACGAAGCGGAAAGTAAAACAGCTGAATTAAGAGAACTCAAAAGGCAGCTGGAGATTGAACAAACGCTGGAAGATGTTCCGGCAACGGTTCCCCCGGCGGCACGCGCGGCAGAAATCACCGACGAAGAAAAAAGAGATCTTATGTTCAGCGGGCTTGTGAAAGAGATTAAGCGCCAGATGCCGACGGACGCGGAAGCCGAAGTACTGAAAGAAGCAAGAGCCGGTATGAAAGCAGGGGTAGACGCCGACGGCGGGCTTATCGTTCCGCAAGACATCTCAACTAAAATCAACGAACTCAAGAGAGCGTTAAATCCGCTGGACCAGCTTGTCACGATTACGCCCACAACCACTATGACGGGGTCACGCGTCATGGAAAAATGGGCAGAAATGACGCCACTTGAAAGCGTTGATGAAATGGCAACAATCAAAGAAATCGACGGTCCGAAATTTGAAAAAATCGCATACGCGATCAAAAAATATGCAGGCATTCTTCCGATTTCAAAAGAGATGTTGTCTGACACAGACCAGAATCTCATTTCTTATGTGAGTGCGTGGTTTGCTAAGAAAGATGTGGTCACAAGAAATAGCTTGATCATCGCAATCATGAAAACGCTGGCAAAGAAACCTGTTGCTAATGTAGACAGCTTGAAAGACATTCTGAATGTGGATCTTGACCCGGCGATTTCTTTGACGTCCGGTATCGTTACCAATCAGGACGGGTTTAATTTCTTAGACAAGTTGAAAGACTCCGAAGGGCGCTACCTGCTTCAGCCGAATCCGCTCAATCCGACACAGAAACTGTTGTTTGCTCATCCGGTTACCGTTGTCAGCAATAAGTACCTGCCGAGTGCGACATCTCCGAAGAAAGTGGCGCCGATTATTGTCGGGTCTCTGGCGGATGCAATCGTACTCTTTGACCGCCAGCTTATTACACTCGAAGGCACAGGTATCGGCGGGAACTCATTTATTCGCGATTCTTACGATATCAAGGCAATTACAAGGCTTGACGTTAAAGCGTTTGACAGTGCCGCAGCAGTATATGGCGAGCTGACGCTTGCATAAGGAGGTATTATGAGCATTCTGGATGGCGTTAAAGCGTATCTCCGAGTTGACGGAAACCAGGAAGATGAGGTCATCCGGACACTCATTGATACAGCCAAAGCGTTTATTTTGCAGGGGACGGGCGTCGAAGTCAAAGAGACTGACGCCCAATCTATCCTTTGTATGCATATGATCGTAGGTTACTGGTACGAAAACAGAAATGCGGTAGGTCAAGGGGCGGAATTACCGTTTACAATTACCGCCCAACTGCTGCAATTAGAAACAAGAGGTGAATGACATGCTGGTAAAAGCACTAGAGAAAATTATCATAAACGGAGCAATCGTCGATGCCGGCGAGACGTACGACGGAACAGCGGAAGAATTAACTGCCTACATTTCCGGTGGATATGTAGAAGTACTTGAACAGGATGAAGACATGGAAGACGATCCGGCGGACAATCAGAATGAAGAAGTAGATCAGGAAGTAGATCAGGAAGATGAAGAGCCGGAGGAAACCCCAAAGGAAAAACCGAAGACAACGAGAAGGACTGTCAGGCGCACGAAGAAAACCGGAGCGTAAAGTATGAATATCGGGAAGATGCGCCACAGGATAGCGCTTAAAAAGCCTATTATCGGTGAGGATGTAGGATTTGGCTCCGTTATCGAATGGAAAGATGTCGGATCCGTGTGGGCGGAATTCTTGAAACAACGTATTACCCCGAGCGCGATTATAGGAGACGGCACGGCTGTCTTGATAACGCAAGGGATAAGAATACGGCCACGAGAAATCGAAAAAGGATGGCATGTTGAAGAAAGCGGACGGACGTATAAGGTGATAGACGTAGATCGTTCGGATCCTGCCGTTTACGTATTAACAACAGAGGCGGTAGAAACATGAGCAGGCGCGGAATCGATATCAAGATGTTTTCAGGAGAGGTAATCCAAAAAGCGGCTAACGACATTAAACGCTACGATAAGGAAACGCAAGGGAAAGTCAGGAATGTCATTGCGAAAGGAACGATAGCAGTTATGAAAGCGGCTATTATAAAAGCGCCGATGGGGCCTACCGGAAGCCTGAAAGCAGGAATCCATTCCGAAATGGAACGAGAAAAGCCGCAGGGAATAGTGAAGAGCGACGCCCCGCATTCGCATCTCGTAGAATTCGGGACAGTTGAACGTATAACATCCAACGATCCGAGAAAAGGCAAAAAAGCTATGCGAATAAACGATAAATTCGTAAGCGGAACTATTCGCACAGGGAAAATGCCGAAACGTCCGTTTATGCGGCCGGCAATGATGCAGGAACGGAGCAAGATTGAAAACGAAATGGAGAAAGTATTTCAATGAGACTTATCAAAGACGTACCGTCAACCGTTCTCAGGATGGCGGTTTTTAAATTACTGAAAGAAGGTCAAACGATACCGATTCACGGCTCAGTTCCCAAAGGTGCGAAACTTCCTTATATCACCCTGGGCGCGGCTACGTTCAAGCCACTGTCAAATAAAGATCTGATTATTTGGGACGCTTCACTGAACGTAGAAGTATGGGCTGGGGAGGATGGGAAAAAACAAGTCAATGAAACGCTAAACGATATATGTGCATTGATATCTGCCTACGGATGCGATATGGAGCTGCCTCAATATCGGATTAATAGTACACAAATTGATCTGGTAGAGGATTTTCCGGAAGTATCCACGGGCTATCACGGCACAGTAACAATATTATTTACTATTCAGAATTTTAACAAGAAAGAGGTATAAAAATGGCTAAATTATCAGCAGAAGAACTTAAAAAACTCCCAGTATATGAGGGGACGTCTATGGCTACAGCGGGAAAAGATACATTGCTGTATATAGATAAGGCAACAACCACAGGGAAAAAGCCGACATGGGTACTCGTCGGAGGACAGAGAAACTCCCCCGTGGAATACAAAGCAGATTCTATTGATGGATCTCACAAGACTTCCGGCGGATGGGGAGAGACGCTCGCGGGTCCGAAGTCTTGGAGCATCAGCTATACAGGCTTGTTAGTCATGGATGATGCGGCACTGTCAATTATGGAGTATGCATTCCACCACGACATCCCGATTCATGTAAAAATCGCATATCCGGATAAGACCTGCCAGACCGGATGGGTTACTATTTCCGATTTCACAAAAGACGTATCTCATGACGGGGTAGCTACCGTTGCTGCTACGTTAAACGGAAAGGGACCGATTTCTGAAATTGCCGCAGACGATGTTACCGGAGGCTAATTATGCGTAAACCGATAGAAATCAAAATTGGAGAGTCAAGGTATCAGTTGCTGTATACGGTAAGAAGCCTTGAGAGGTTTGAGCAGTATCTCGGAACGTCTCTCTTTTCAGTTATAAGTTCCGTGCTTGTTAACGGCGCGGTCGGAATGGTACAGAGTGCAACAATACACTTTATCATTTCCGGCTTGCGGGCCGGACTTTTAAACCAGCCGAAGAATTTCGATGCTTATGATTTCGTGGATATGTACTGTGAAAATGGCGGAAACATCGGAGAACTCGCAAAATACATCGTAGATGCGGTGGTTGAATCCGGACTTTTTACACAGGGGACGCCGAAAAAAGAGGCGCCGATGAAAAAGAAGAATCGCCGATAAAGACATTTGAAGACTGGATGCGGTATGCAGAACCGATAGCATACCGCATCGGTTTCAAACCGTCTGAATTTCCGCGATTAACGCCGCTTGAATTCTATAGATATCTTGAAGCGAGTGACGAACGTCGACGCTTGCAGGATTACCGCGTGGCGTACTTCATTTCATGGCTAATGTCCCCGCAGCTGAAAAAGCCGATAGAACCGCATGAGATTGCGGACCCGTTGTGGATTACGGAAGAAGATAAAGTGAAAAATGCAAAAAAAGAAATGGAATATTTGAAAAAAGTATTCAATTTGGAGGGAGGTGCATAGATGTCTACTATTTCTGATTTACAGCTTAAGATTGGCGCGGATTCGTCAGGACTGCAAAAAGAATTAAATAAAGTACCGGGGACTGTCAAGACAGCGTTTAAAGTTAATCCAGTAAGAGACATGCAGTCTGCACTGGAAGGAACCACGGGAAGTATTGAAACGCTAATTGGTAAGTTCGGCGGAATGGCGGCACTGGCCGCATCGGGATTCGGACTGACGAACCTGATAAAAGGAGCCGTTGAGGCGGGAAACAGAACATACGAACTCGCACAAAGGCTGCAAATAACTAACGCTGAAGCTGCTAAATTCTCAAGAATACTCAAGCTAACCGGCGGTGACAGCGAACTTGCAGGGAAAGCATTTATGCGTCTCGACTCAACAATCAAAGGCAGTGGAGAGGCGGCCGAAAAGACAAGAGCCGTCTTAAGTGCCGTAGGTGTTACTCTGACAGACCAGAATGGTAAACTGTTGCCTCTTAACGATCAGCTCGCACAATTGGCGGCAGGTTATCAAAAAGCGTCACAAGCGGGATATGCTCAGGAATTTATCATGAATACACTGGGTGCTCGCGGCCTGACGCTTGTTAAAACACTGCAAAATTACAATGAAGCATCGGAAAATGCGGCAAAGATAAAAGGATTAGGGCTTGACGCAAAGCAGATGCATGAAATAAGCGTAGAGCTTGATGTAGTGCAGGCACAGCTCGGACAGCTCGCTATCGCAGGTGGCGCTATACTTGCGCCGGTAGCGAAAGAAGTATTGCCGCCGATTTTAGAGGGTTTGTCATCAACTGCTAAATATATAGCGGAAAACAAAGAAAATCTACTGTCGCTGACTAAGACACTGGTAGCTTTTACGGTGACGTATAAGACACTGCAGGCATTGCAAAAAGCAAGAGCAGCGATGGGGTCGCTTGCGTCGATTGGAACCGGAGACGTTTCAGAAGATGCGCTAACTGTACAGCAGGAAAAAAGCATTGCACGCCGGATAAAAAATATTGAAAAAGCGGCAATAGCAGAAGAAAAAGCATATTTGAAGACACTTAATACAGCGCAGATGACAGACGCTGAAAAAGAAGCAAGTTATTCAAAATACTGTGTCATGCGAGAAGCTAAAGCGGCCGAAACCGCAAGGGTGGAAGCCGCCCGCATGACAGCGGCCTATCAGGAAATCAATATGCAGGCCCGGCAGTCCGCAGCGGTGCAAGCAAGCGCGGCGAATACAGCAGCCAGTGCGCATAAAGCTGCGGCGGGGAAGATGGTTGCGGCTAATACGGCGGCCAGTGCATCGAGCAATATGCTGGCGGCGGAACAGACCGTGGTTACCGTTGCTACACAACAGACCGGAAAAGCCGCTGTGGATACCGGTATCAGAATGAGCACAGCAGCGAGAGGGTCACTCGGTCCGTTGCGTCAGGCGGCAAGTGCGGTATGGGCACTGGCTGGAGGATGGTTGGGTGTGGCTGCTGCTATTGTAGCCGCAACGTATAAGCTGTATGAATTCCATCAGGAAGAAAAAAGAGAAGCCGAAAATGCTCAGTATGTCAACGTAAACGGTAAAGATTACTACTACAGCGAAAAAGACAATACAATGATCCGCGTCAAAGAAAACGGAACACGGATGAATGTTTATAGTCAGGAAGAAAATGATGAAGCCAAAGCGGCATGGAACAAGAAGTATGCTGCCGCTAACGAGAACTCTAAAAAACTACACGAAAAATATGGTGACGGAACGAGCATTGACAAAGGGGCCATAAATTCACAAATCGAGGCGTTAAAAGCCGCTTTTGAGTCGGGAACATCTGCAACAAAAGATAATACAAAGGCGATTAAGGAAGCAAAAACGTATCAAGTAGAAGCGCCAATAGGTCAAGAAGTCGTAAATATAGCATCGAGGCATCCTGAAGGGGAACAATGGATGTCACCGCTTGTCGAAGATGCCCGTGTGCAATGCGCCGCTTTTGTCTCTGCACTATATCAAGAGGCAGGCATACAAGGGTTGAACTCAATTAACGGGAATCAGCTTGTAAATCAGTTCGGTACGGCTTATCACACCGCCGGAACAGGATACGTGCCACAAGAAGGCGACATGATAGATTGGAAAGACCATGTCGGAATTTATGCCGGAAACGGTGAATATATAGCAAGAAACTCGACCGGTGGGGTGCATCGCGGCAGCATGTCAGAAGCAAATCAATGGTTCGGTAATCCGCTTGGTTACGGGTCGATAGGTGAGTACACCGGAGGTAAAACAGTAACGCTTACAACTGATGAAATCGGTAAAAAAGCCAACGAGGCGTTGAGACGGTTAAATCAGGCGAAAGAAGAGGCAATTCGGCTGTTTTCAACGATGCAGGAATCTATAGACAGCGAAACCGAAGGTGCCTACATGTCAGGTATGAACAAACTGGCGGAAGACATCAGACAGAAGCAGGAAGAGATTAACAAGTTATCTAATGCCGGTATTCCGAAAGACGCGGTAGAACAACTGCAAAAACAGCTCAGTACATACGGAACGGTCATGAAACAGAAGCTGACCGACACGTGGACAGAAAGCTGGAACAAAATCAAGACCGAAACGAAACAAATAGGTGCAGAGCTCACCGGGGACTTTAAAGCACTTGCCGACGCTGAATATGAAGCTACAGTTAATGCGCTCAACAAAGAGAGAGCGGAACGCCTAAAAGAAGTTTCTAAAAACAAAGAAGATAAAGAAGCGATGGTGGCTGTCGAAGAATGGTATACTGCTAAGACTGCCGAAGCTGCAAAGAAACGTACAGATGCATATAGAGAGTCATTTGAAAAACAGGCAAAATACGCAATAGATAACCATCGTTCAGATCTGCTTAGGGCATTAACGAGCAGCCGTGACGGGCAAGACTATATGAACTGGAAAGGACAGACAGAAGCCCTTGAAACGTATCTGAGTATATGGAAGACGGGGCATGAGTCAATGCAGTCGCAGATTGCAGAACTTGCGGAGAGCTCAATTGATAAATTCCAGGAGTTTTTCCAAAACATTTTGACAGGATCAGAAACACTCGGAGACTCGCTGTATAATCTCATAACAGGAATCGGAGAGACAATACTACAGCAGATTACGCAACAATGGGCGGGGCGTCTGACAGAATCTCTATTCGGCGGCAGCCTGCTCGGTGGAAATAATAATGACAGTAACGGCGGAACATACGACAACGGTATGAATACAATGTTTGATGCGTTCAAAAACAATTTAAGCGCGTCTAATGTAGCATTGGGACTTTTCTCCGGCAGCACACAAAAAGGCGGACTGGTGATGGGCGCGTACAATGTCATCCAAAATGCTATTAATACAGGCACAAAGCCGACAGAAGTCGGAGCAACCGTTACTGCTACAGGCGCTTTGGCAGCATTTACTACAGCAGTCGGTGCGGCTACTGTAGCACTGCAGCTTATGTCTGCAAAGTCGGGGTTCGGATTTGGCATGTTTGGATTTGCGACCGGCGGACCTATCAGCGGTCCGGGAACGACTACATCAGACAGTATTCCAGCTTGGTTGTCTAATGGCGAGTACGTTCTCAATGCTGACGCTGTCCGAAAAGTAGGATTACCACTGCTTAATGCAATCAACTCGGGACGTATGCCGCGTTTTGCAAAAGGCGGAGCGGTAAAGACTGCAGACATCCGGAATATAGAGTCAACAACGATCACGAAAGGCGGAAACAGATCAGTACATTTGGATATCAATACTCTTGATGCCGCGTCGTTTGCGGATTTCTTACGTAATGGCGCCGTAGACGAAATTCGGAAAGCATTTTTTGAAGAAGATTTGAATTTTGCAGGAAATAGCGGGGTGTTCTGATGATACTTAGGAAATTCCCAGAGGATCTTAACGGATTGGCTTGGGAAAGTATAAAATCGATGGACTGGAATACAAAAGTACAAAAATCGGGAAGCGGTAAAGTACGTACACTCACAACACAACTCTTGCCGAATTGGACGATAGAAACGAAATTTCAGATCTTGACAGATGAACAATATAGAAAGCTGCTGGGATTTGTAGCGCTCCTGAAGGGCGCGCATATCCCTTTTTTATGGCTTGACCCAGAAGACTACGAAGAAAAAGGAATCCAGCTGCCGCTTATTACGGCAGGAACTT